GATTCGCTTTTTTGCGTTTCCGGAAAAAAAGGTAAGAAACATATGAGCCAAAAAAAACGAAGCGACAAGAACAGCACCACATCGGCGGTACAGGGCTTCACAGGGGCCATAGAAGGCGTTCCCATGCCGCAGGGCGTAGAGTTGCGAAGCGATGAAGAGATGGTTATCTGGGGGCAGTTCACGCGCGCGCGCGCACGCGAGGATTGGCGGGAGAATGACTTGTTGCAGCTTGCTCATGTCGTTTGCATGGAGGTGGACATTCGAAAGCATCGGGCTGATCTTGCTGCGCAAGGATGGATTGTGGAAAATCAGCGCGGCACGCAAATCCCGAATCCTCTTGTGGCAATTATTGACACGCTGCATCGCAGGCAGATGTCTGCTATCCGGACGATGGGCCTAAACCAAATGGCCAGCGACCCGCGCACAATCAACGGCGCGGCAAAGGCGGCTGGAAAGAGCCGCAACGTCATGGATGAATTGTCAGACGGTGGATTGATTGCCATGCCGAGGCAGCAATGACACGCGGCAAAAAGGTTTGCGATTTCATCACGCGATATTGCGTTGTTCCTGAGGGCAAGCTGGTCGGCAAGCCGATTGAGTTGATGCCATTTCAGCGCAAGTTCATCACGGACATTTACGACAATCCGAATGGCACAAGTCGCGCCTACTTAAGCGTTGGACGAAAGAACGGGAAATCCGCGCTGATTGCTGCAATCCTTTTGGCGCACCTTGTCGGGCCGGAGGCGCGGCAGAACAGCCAGATCGTTTCGGGCGCACGGTCGCGGGATCAGGCGGCGCTGGTGTTCAAGCTGGCGGAAAAGATGGTTCGGCTGTCGCCGGAGTTGTCTCAGGTGGTGCGGATTGTGCCGTCGCAAAAGTCGCTGGTCGGCCTGCCGATGAATGTCGAATACAAGGCGATCAGCGCGGAGGCCGGAACCGCGCACGGCCTGTCCCCGGTGCTTGCGATCCTCGATGAAGTGGGCCAGGTGAAAGGCCAGCAGGACGCATTCATCGAGGCGATTGAAACGGCGCAGGGGGCGCACGACGATCCGCTGTTGATTGCTATCTCGACGCAGGCGGCAACCGACGGCGATCTGTTTTCAATCTGGCTGGATGACGCAAAGAACGCCAAAGACCGCCGGATCGTCAGCCACGTTTATGAAGCGCCGAAAGATTGCGACGTGATGGACAGGGCGGGCTGGAGTGCGGCCAACCCGGCGATTGGCAAGTTCCGCAGCCTGACGGATGTTGAGGACTTCGCAAAGCAGGCGGCGCGCTTGCCTGCGAAAGAAGCCAGCTTTCGGTGGCTTTATCTGAACCAGCGCGTTGAAGGCACAAGCCCGTTCTTGAACCGAACCGAATGGGCGGCGAACAAGGCAGATCCGGAAGTGATCGTCGGCGCGACGTGCTTTGCGGGGCTGGACTTGTCAGCATCCCGAGATTTGACGGCGTTCGTCATGGCGTTTCCGATTGGCGAAACCTATCACATCATCCCGCAATTCTTTCTGCCTGCCGACGGCATCCGCGACAAAGCCAAGCTGGAAAAGGTTCCATATGACATCTGGGCGGATCAGGGGTTTTTGACGCTGATCGACGGGCCGGTCATCAATCCGGCGATTGTTGCGCGGCATGTTGCCGAGGCGCATGAAGAATACAACATCCAGATGCTCGCCTATGACCGGTGGCGCATCAACGACTTTCAGCGGGAGTTGGACAACATCGGGGCGCAGGTTCCGATGGCACCATTCGGGCAGGGGTACAAAGACATGGCACCGGCGGTTGATAAGCTGGAGCGGCTGGTGGCGGAGCATAAGATCCAACACGGCGACAATCCGATAATGAACATGTGCGCGGCCAATGCGGTCGCAACGCGCGATCCGGCGGGCAATCGCAAGCTGGACAAGACCAAAGCCAGCGGCAAGATTGACGGACTGGTGGCTTTGGCGATGGCGCTTGGCGCGGAAGGATCGGACGGCGGCGAGGTCGCTTTTAGCCCTTGGGATGATCCGGAGTTTACGATTGCGCTTTGACGTGCTATATTTCATCAAAATAACCATGCGGGTGACAGATGGGATTGTTTAATTGGCGGAAAGCGCCAGAAGAGCGGAATTTGGAAAACCCGTCTGCGCCGGTATCGGCTGCGGACTTTTTGCAGGTTATGGGCTGGGGCGAATTGAGTTCTTCGGCGGGCGTAAACGTCACGACCGACACAGCCCTTGGCGTCCCGGCGATCTGGGCGGCGGTCAACTTCCTGAGCGGAACGCTTGCTGGCCTGCCGCTGCATGTGTACCGCAAGACCTCAACCGGCGGGCGTGAAAAGGCAAACATTCCGCTCGAAGGTATTCTGCATGATACGGCTAACGATGGTATGTCGTCCTTTGAATGGCGCAAACATTCGTTTGACCAGGTATTCACCGGCGGGCGTGCTGTCACTTACATCGAAAAGAACCGAAACGGCGAGGTCATCAATCTCTGGCCACTGGATCCGCATTACGTTCGAGTTGAACACCGGATGCGCGGCAAAAAGCAGATCCGCGTTTATATGAGCGAAGCGCGGACGTATCAAGCCGATGAGGTTTTGGACATCCCGTTCATGCTCAAATCGAACATGATCGACGTGCGCGGCCCTATCGCGACCAACCGCGATGCGATTGGCATGGCGATTGCAGCGTCGCGCTACGGATCAAAGGCGTTCCAAAGCGGGGGCATCCCGCCCGTCGTGCTGCAAGGCCCATTCCAGAGCGGCGCAGCGGCCCAGCGGGCATCTGATGACGTTGCCAAGACAACGGCAAAGCTGGCGCGCGAGGGGCGGCCCGTTATGGCGCTACCGGCTGGCCATGAGATGAAAACGATTGGATACAATCCGGAGCAAATGCAGCTTTTGGAATTGCAGCGGTTCAGCATTGAACAAATTGCGCGGATTTATTCCTTGCCGCCGGTGTTCTTGCAGGATCTGACGCACGGCACCTTTTCCAACACCGAACAGCAGGATTTGCATTTCGTCAAGCACACGCTGAAGCGGTGGATTGAGCAGGCCGAGCAGGAAATGAACCTGAAACTGTTTCCGCGCGGGTCTGATCTTTACGTTGAATTTAACGTGGACGGTCTTTTGCGCGGCGACTTCAAAACGCGGATGGAAGCGCACGCAACGACAATTCAAAACGGCATCCGCACGCCGAACGAGGTTCGCACAATCGAAAACATGCCCGAGCGGCCAGAGGGTGACAGCCTGATGATACAGGGCGCAACGGTGCCGATTGGCACGCAGCCGGGACTTGCTGATGCCGTACCCGAATGAACACGCGGCGCGGCTGCGCGATCCGGATCAATATGATGAGTTCCGGCGCGAAAATGACGCGGGCGGCGACGGCATTGACTTCATTTATGGCATCAATGACGGCACAAGCGAATTGCAAGCGATCCGGTTTGATTCTGATGTTTTCAGCGTAGACCAGGCGCGGCAATGGCTTGATGACAATGATTTTGAGCCGATACTTTTTGAACCTGCCGAAAATGTGGACACAGGCGCGCGTTCCGTGCTATGTTCACAGCAATCTTTGGAGGTCCGCATGGCCGAACGTGAAATCAGGGCGCTGTCTCAACCCGTTGAAGTCAGAGCCGATGACAATGGAGTGATCCGCGTTGCGGGTTATGCCGCTATTTTTGGTGAAGAAACCAACATCGCGGGCATGTTCACCGAGACAATCGAACGCGGCGCATTCAAAAGCGCGATTGAACGCGGCGATGACGTGGTTTTCCTTATCAACCACGAAGGCCTGCCGCTGGCACGCACACGTTCTGGCACGTTGAAGCTGTCAGAAGACGAACGCGGGCTTTATATGGAAACGGAACTGGATCCGGACGATCCGGATGTGCGTTCAATCGTTCCAAAAATGAAGCGCGGCGATCTTGACAAGATGTCGTTTGCTTTTGTTCCAACGCAACAATCATGGGACGAAAACGGGGCAATCCCGAAGCGGACCATTCAGGATGTTGAATTGTTCGACGTGGCGATTGTCACGACGCCGGCATATGCTGGCACAGAAATTGGCCTCCGGTCGCTTGAAGCGCACCGTGCGGGGCAAGTGAAGTCACAAGCGGCGCGTCGCATGAGAATGAAGGCACGCCAACCGAGATAGCAGCGGCTCTCCCGCTGTTTCGCCCTTCATGCACCTTGGGCAAGTGCTTGAATTGATCGTCGTGATGACTGACCAGTTCCCATAGATGGAGGCCCAAATGGCTGACGTGAAAGACCTGCGGGAGAAGATGGCGAATATCGCCACCGAGGCCCGTTCAAAGCTGTCCGAAGTAAAGGACGACACCCCAGAAGAGCGCGCATCTGAAATCGAACGCGAGTTCGACGCCATGATGGCAGACCACGACAAGCTGGCCGCAAAGGTTGAGCGTCTTGGCAAAGTTGAAGCCGCACTGCGCGCTGGCGAAGAAATCGATTTTGATCGTCGACCAACTTTCGAAAACCGCTCGGCACCTGCCGTTGATAACGGTTTGACAATGGATTACCGCGCTGCATTCGCTGAGATGATTGCAAACGGCGGCGAAGGTTATGTCGATCAGGAAGTGCGCAATGTTCTGAAAGAACACCGCGTTCAAACTGGCGGCACCACGACGGCTGGCGGGTTCACCGTTCCCACCGAATTGGCAACATTCATCGACAAAGCGATGATCGCAACCGGCCCGATGTATCGTTCGGATCTGTTCACGGTTATCAATTCCGCTGATGGCCGCCCGTTCAACATTCCAACCATTGACGACACGGCTGTCACGGCTGGCGCGCATACTGAAGGCACACAGCCAACGGATGATGGCGGCAAAGACGCGACATTCGGTCAGAAATCCGTAAGCGCATATGCGTTCGATTCCGAGTGGATTCGCTGGTCGGCTGAGTTGAACGCGGACAGCGTGTTGAACATGGAAAGCCTGCTCGGTGAGCTGGTTGGTGAACGTCTGGGCCGCATTGCAAACAGCAAGCTGACAACCGGTTCCGGTTCGTCTGATGTTGAAGGCATTGTGACCAACTCCGCGCTTGGCAAAACAGCCGCTGCAACTGCCGCGATTACAGCCGATGAAATCATCGACCTGATCCATTCGGTAGATCCGGCCTATCGCAGCGCCGCAAACGTCGCTCTGATGATGAACGACAGCACGCTGGCAGCGGTTCGCAAGCTGAAGGATGGTCAGGGCAACTATCTCTGGCAGATGGGCAACTATCAGGCAGGCATCCCGCAAAACATTCTTGGCTACAACGTCGTTGTGAACCAAGCAATGGATAGCCTTGCAGCGGCCAAAAAGGTCATGCTGTTCGGTGATATGTCTAAGTTCTATGTTCGCAAGGTTGGAGCGCCATCGTTGTATGTCGCCCGTGAACGCTTTGCGCCTGACTTCGGCATCCTTGGCTACATCCGTTTCGACGGTGTTCTGGTCAACACCGCTGCAATCAAGCACCTGATTACAGCTGCCTAAGATAACGGGGCGGGGCTTCGGTCCCGCCTCTCAATTTGATGGAGGCTCGCATGGCCAAGGTTAAACTGCTCACTTCAATGGCGGGTATCGACTTTTCGCACAATCAAGGCGACGTAATTGATTGCACTGATGCAGAGGCCCAGCGGTACGTTGCGGCTGGCATTGCTGAAGCTATTTCAACACCGGTTGAACGTGCGGTGAAGCCTTCAAAGGCTGAAAAAGCGGTTCGCAAATAAATGGCAACCCGTTTGCAACCCACAGAATCGCTTGAGCTTGTGACAGCGCCAACGGCCACGCCGGTTTCTCTGTCTGAGGCCAAGGATCACTTGCGCGTTGACAGCGACGACGATGATGCGCTTGTCACGCGCCTGATTGCGGTTGCAACGGCGTTTACTGACGCGCAAGGCGCGCTTGGCTCGGCTATGATAACGCAAACATGGGGTCAGTGGATCGGGGCAAACCCGAATCAAACTGTGCCGCTAATTTTGGGGCCATTCCAGGCGATTGATGCGGTCAAATACTATGATGTTGACGGCGTTTTGCAGACTGACACGCTGTCAAATTACGATGTTTTCGGCACCAAAACCGCCAAATATATCGGCCCGAAATCTGGCTTTTCGTGGCCTGTCGCGCAGGATCGTTCAGACGCGATCAAGATTGAATATACCATCGGCTTTGGTGATGCGGCGACGGACATTCCAGACACAATCCGGCACGCTTTGCTGCTGTTGATTGGCCACTGGTATGAAAACCGCGAGCAGGCAACGACGGACAACCTTATGGATATCCCGTGGGGCTTTGATGCGCTGATGAACATGCACCGGGCGTCGTGGTATGGCTAACGCGGGAAAAATGGATCGCCGCGTGCAATTCCAACGCGCCACGATAACCGATGACGGCTTTTCAAGCGTTGAGACGTTTGCAAACCACGGATCGCCGGTTTGGGCGTCAAAAAATGACGTTTCGGACGGTGAAAAATGGCGCGCAGATCAGGTTTCGGCAGTTATTTCGGCCCGCTTTCAGGTGAGATATAGCACTTTCACGGCGGATTTGACGCCAGCGGATCGGCTGGTTTACAGCGGCACGTCCTACGATATCAACGGCATCAAGGAGCTTGAGGGCCGCAAGCGCATTTTTGAGATCACGGCAGCGGCGAGGGCGGATTGATGGAAGTCAAATTGCAAGGCTTCGCTGATCTGGACAAGGCGCTTCAGGATATTGAAAAGCAGGCGACGCGCAAAGCGGTGCTGCGGCGTGCTTTGAAAAAAGCGGCGGAGCCAATGGCGGCTTTGGCTGGCGGCTTTGCGCCTATTGGCGCGACTGGTGATCTGGCCGCATCTTTTGCATACAGCACGAAACTGAACAAACGGCAGCGCGGTATTCATCGCAAGATGTTTCGCAATGACAAAGCGGCAGTTGAGGGTTTTGTCGGCACCAATGATCCGGCGGGCGTTCAGCAAGAATTTGGCAACGAAAACCACGGGCCGCAGCCTGCATTGCGCCCCGCTTGGGATCAGGACAAAGGCCAACTTCTTGATCGGCTTGGCGAAGAAATAGCGGCAGACCTTGAAAAAACGGCGGCACGCGCGGCGCGCAAAGCGGCAAAGGGGGCATGATGGAAGAAGAATTGCGCGCACTTTTGACAGGATCAGCGGCTGTAACGGCTATCTGCGGAACCAGAATTGAATACGGCGGCAACGCGCAGGGCGCAGCTTACCCGCGCATTTCGCTATACACGATCGGCGACAACGGCGGACACAACATGCAAGGCCCAGACGGGCTGTCTGTGGGCCGTGTACAGGTTGATTGCTACGCCACGACCTACGGCGGCGCAAAGTTACTCGGACGCGCTGTGCGGGCTGTTTTGGACGGATACAGCGGTGGCAATTTTCAGGGGGTGTTTCACGCGGGAACTCGTGATACAACTGAGGGCGGAACCAACGAGGCGGATCGTCCCCATCGAAGCAGCCTCGATTTTATAACTAACTTTGCGCAATCATAGGAGGTCATCATGGCCGTAGCAAATGCAACCATCGGATATGGCACCACTTTCGCTTTTGGCGATGGCGCTGAACCTGAAGTATTCACAGCCTTGGCAGAAGTGACGGATATCACGCCGCCTTCTGACAGCGTGGACATCATCGAAACGACGCACATGACTTCGCCAAACCGGACAAAAGAATTTGTCGCTGGTTTGAACGATCCCGGCGAGTGTTCTTTCGACATCCACTTCCTGCCTGGCGTTGGTGATGATGCGCTCATTCAAGCCAAGCGCAACGTCGGCACAAAAGCCAATTACCAGATCGAATACCCCAGCGGCGCGACTTGGACGTTTGCGGGCATCCTGACTGGCTATGCGCCAACCGTGCCGGTCAATGACCGCATGACAGCGACTGTGACGTTCAAGGTCACATCG